CCTTAGGGCCGTAACGCTAATCGCAAGGTTAGTGGTACCTGTTCCAGTCTCCATAAGCCTATCATTTTCCAGGTATAAAATACCTGATCGATGATCAGCGGTAGTGTGGTTAACTACTGTGGCGGAACTAATGATGCTGAGATGGCATCATCGATAACTAGTATGACCTAATAGCTTTACCAACCGGCGAAGCCCTTTTAAGAAGGCTCACACCCTAACCTTAGAGGACATGAGTGCGACGTTATTGAAAACCAAACATTATTATAAAATTGTGACTAACAACTTCATGAATAATGCCGGTTTCAAAAAGGAGCTCAAAAGATGGGTTCGACCTCAAGAGGTCTTATCCTTCTTTAGAATTCCTGTCTGGCTCATGGGTCTATCACATATGTGGAAACAAGGTTTCCTACCAATGTGCAATAGAGTCCAAACATTATGGAAACATAATGGATCCACGTGGTTAGTTCAGTATCTTGCTGAGGTATCCCGTGCTATTGTATGTTGGCTTGGTAATGAACCTTATAGAAGATCTTCGATCTTCATAAGCATTACTGGGAAAGGCTTACCCAAACTAATACCTCTAACACTCCGTAAGTCTATGATAGCTGGAAAGCTACGAGACTCGGGTGAAGGGAAATTAGTTATACGTGCTGTGTTAACAGTACTATCAATCTACCGAGTAATGGGTGCTAGACCAGTTCTTAAACTGGGTACTATAACCGATCCTTTTAAAGGGATCAGCTGTACTCTACCTCAATATGAGATAGATCTTGCTGTGCACTCATTAGGGTTGAAATCTTTAAGATTGCAGCAGCCTGATCTCTTTACGATATCAGAATCTGCTGGACCTAATTACGCAAAAGCTACATATGGTGCTCCATTGGATGCAATAGCCTATATCCGTTATCCACGAGTGTGGTATAACTGGGTAAGATATTGTTTATCTAATAGATACTATATGACTGTCCTTTGGCATTTCGGATTGATACTACTTGGAATGGCCCTTTTACCTATCATGGTAATCTCGGAGAGTTTCCCAAGATACTTGGGACGTTTAGTTAAACTAAACGAGGCACGAGGAAAAGTTCGTATTATAGCAATTACAGATTGGTGGACACAAGTTGTGTTTCATCCTCTCCATAATTCTATAGCAGCAATCTTAAAAAGATTACCGATGGACGGAACCTTTAACCAGGTGAAACCATTACGACGACTTCTCGATTTAAATCGTGCGTCGCACGTGCTTTACTCGTTCGATCTTAGTGCAGCAACTGACAGGTTACCTGTTCAATTGCAAGTCCAAATTCTCAACACTTTAGGTGTTAGAGGTGATTTGTGGCGGGCTATCCTTGATAGACCTTGGCACTTAGATGATTCACCGATCAGGTATTCTGTAGGACAACCAATGGGCTGTTACAGCTCTTTTGGGATGTTAGCTCTTACCCACCATTTGATAGTTCAGATAGCGGCTCAGAGATGT